ATTGCGGGCTCGCCCCTTGAAGTTGCCCTTCGCGAGGGCTGGGAGCCTTACGCGGTCACTGAAGATGTTGTCAGCGGCATGACCTTTCACTATCTCCGAAGAAACGAGGAGGCGGAGGTGCGCTGGGCTTCCCTGGTAAGAGAAGCTGCGACCTCCGACCTCCTCAATCTCTACAAAGAGCTAGGCGACAGCTAGGTACGGCTGCCAGGTGGGGTCCACCTCGAGTCCAACCACGAACCACACCAGGCCGCGGGGGGCCTTCGGAGTTACCCTTAGCTCCCAGCGGAGTTCCGAGAGGAGCTTGTCTCCCTTCTTGCCGTTACAGGGAGAGCAGGCGAGGACGACGTTATTCCATTCGTGCCTGCCGCCCCTGGACCGAGGGATGATGTGATCGATGGTGTTCCCCGACCGTCCGCAGTAGCCACACTTGCCTAGGTCGCGGGCGATAAGGTTCTTGCGGGTGAGCGGAAGGGTTGCGCGGTAGGGCACCTTGACGAATCGTGTTAACCGGATCACAGTGGGCGCCGCCATCTGCATCCGGCTGGATCTCAGGACCTCGTCCTCGTCCTCCTCGATGACCTCCGCCTTGCCGGCGAGGACGAGTGAGACGCCTCGCTTCAGGGAGACGACCCTAAGCGGACTATAGTCTCCATTAAGCAACAGGGTTCCCGTAGCCATAGGTCTCTCCTTTCTTTATCGGCTCGGCGGATCAGGTAATGGTGCCCCCACTCTCGATTCGAACGGAGATCCCCGGGGTAAAAACCCGGTCGGTTGCCATTACCGCATAGGGGCGTGGTGCATGCCCGGAGGATCGAACTCCGCTACGACTTGATATCAGCAAGACGGTCTCCACCAGAGAGCGAGACATGCAAGGTGGTACCGACGCCTGGACTCGAACCAGGAGATCACGACTTGATAAGAGTCGCTAGGGCCTACCCGCCCTCGCCGGCAAGATGGTGGTCCCGGACGGGTTCGAACCGCCGTCTCCTCGGCTTCAACGAGGCGCTTGAGCCAGACTCAGCTACGGAACCGTGGAGCCGACAGCAGGAATCGAACCCGCGACCTCTTCTTTACAAGAGAAGCGCTCTAGCCAATTGAGCTATGTCGGCAATGGAGGGGCTGACGGGATTCGAACCCGCTGCATCCTGCTTGGAAGGCAGGCGCTCGACCACATGAGCTTCAACCCCATGGTCTAGACGGACGGATTCGAACCGCCGACCTCTCCCGCCCGAGGGGAGCGCGCTGGCCAAACTGCGCTACGTCTAGTTGGTCGGGATGGGCGGATTCGAACCGCCGGCTTCTCGCTTCCAAAGCGAGCACGCTGGCCTCTGCGTTACATCCCGTTGTTCAGCAGTACCCGAATGGGTCAATCCGGCCGCTGCGCAGGCGAGTGACCACCCACGAATTGTTGGTTTCGTTCATCCACGAGGCTGGGCACGGCACTGCGATCACGATGATCTTCTCGCCAGGACAGACGCCCGACACGTTCACGCACGTCATGGCCTCATGCCCGAGGGCGTTGCCAGGGCATTCGAAAATGAACCCCGGTGCCGAATGGGCGCTGAGATAGGCGAGCGCCTCCGAGCAGGTGTATGAGTCGCGGGGCGTCGTCGTCGTCCTGGGCGTCGTTGTCGTGGCCGTCGTGGTGGCCGTCACCGGCCGAGGCGCAGGAGCCGACGGCAGGTGGGGGAAACAGAAGTCCAGAAGTACAGACAATAGGAGGGCAAGTAAATACCCCATATGTCCTATTTCGGCGTCGAGCAGGACGGATTCGAACCGCCGACCCCCAATCCCCCAGACTGGTGCGCTAGCCAAACTGCGCCACTGCTCGTTGGTGCCCCTGGCAGGACTCAAACCTGCGGCCGTCTCGTTAGAAGCGAGCTGCTCTGTTCTCTGAGCTACAAGGGCATGGAGCTCCCGCCCGGACTCGAACCGGGACTCGCTGTGTACGAAACAGCTGTGCTGGCCATTGTCACTACGGAAGCGTGGTGCAGGACCCCGGATTCGAACCGGGACGAGATCTCTCCCACTGGCCCCTCAAGCCAGCGCGGCTGCCGTTACGCCAGTCCTGCTTGATCCTCGAAACAAGTGCTCTCGACACGATTCGAACGCGCACTGAACTGGGTCTAAGCCAGTTTCCTCTGCCAAGTTGGGATACGAGAGCTTGGTGCCCGTCCAGGGATTCGAACCCTGACTGAACGGGGCTTGAACCCGCCGCCTCTACCATTTGGGCTAGACGGGCATGGTGGAGACACGGGTAGTCGAAACCCGACCTACTGCTTGCAAGGCAGTCGTGCTAGCCATTATCACTATGTCCCCGTGGTGAGCAGTTTATGGAGGTCGTGCTCGGGACCGTGTTGCGGTGATGACTCTCCGCAGGCAGTGGGCCGAAGCCCCTGAAGGACGCGGTATAGCGCCTGGTCCCCATGAATGCTCTGATAGCTAGGAACCAAATGGTGGCGGTCACGGGGAGTTGAACCCCGCTGTTTCCGGGTTATGAGCCCGGCGTGTAATGCCGTTTCACTCGACCGCAGTCGCTAGGGGCGGACTCGAACCACCGATCCTCTCCGTATGAAGGAGTTGCTCTTGCCACTGAGCTACCCAGCGCCTAGGGAGACGGCTCCGGCGCACCCACGTACCCGCGGTTTGACAGCCTGCTCACGTCTCCGTACTTCTTTGTATCGTACCCGATCGTCGGGTATCTAAGCAAGTTGGGGTGACGGACGGGACTCGCACCCGCTACTACCAGGGTCACAACCTGGCACCTCGACTACTTCGGCTTCCGTCACAGCATGCTCCCCAGGGGTCGAACCTGGACTTTCAAGGGTCAGAACCTTGCGTGTTGCCGATTACACCAGGAGCATATGGTCCGCGCTGAAGGATTTGAACCTCCGACTCCCTGTGTGTAGGACAGGAGCTCTGGCCAGGCTGAGCTAAGCGCGGATGGAGTGCCCGACCGGATTTGAACCGGCGATCTTGACCTTGGCAAGGTCACATGTTGACCAACTACACCACGGGCACATGGAGTACCGGGTCGGATTTGAACCGACGTATGCAGGGTTGCAACCTGCTGCCTGAGCCGCTCGGCTACCGGTACACAGCTCCAGACCCGGGGATCGAACCCGGCGCGTTCTGATTAACGGTCAGATCCCATCGCCAAGATGGGCCGTCTGGAATGGCACCCCGTATCGGATTTGAACCGATGATCTCCTGCTTGAGGGGCAGGCGTGTTAGCCAGATTCCACTAACGGGGCAAGATGGCAGCGCCAGAGGGTTCCGACCCCTCTCCTGGAGCTTGAAAGGCTCCCGGCCTAGCCATTAGCCGATGGCGCCATGGCGGATAGCTGAGCACTCGAAGCCCTGGGCGCGTAGCCCCGCACCGGCTTCCAACCGGGCCCGGCTCGCCTGTCCGGTTAGCTATCCATGGGCGGAAGGAGGAGGACCCGACCCCCACAGTGTGAACTGCCATCCCGCTTCGAACGGGCGCCGATCACCCGGATCGGTTCTCCTTCCATGGCGGATGCGTGAGGTCCTGACCCCCAACGTTCTCACGTCCAGCCGGGTTCAAGCCGGCGCTGGCCGCCTGGCCAGTTACGCATCCAAGTGGGGAGCGGAGCACGTCGGACTCGAACCGACACAGGTGTTACCCCTTACCTCATTAGCAGTGAGTGTGGGGCATGGCGTCTCGACGGGGAGTTGAACCCCGGTCCCCTCCGTGACAGGGAAGGATCCGTACCGCTGGAATACCGAGACATGCGCAGGCGGTGTTGCCGTTACACCCACCCCCGGCCCATGGCCAGGGACCCGGACTCGAACCGGGATCGCCTGCTGGTGCTCCCACCGGGACTCGAACCCGGATTTTCGGCTTAAGAGGCCGCTACTCTGGCCATTGAGTTATGGAAGCGAAACTTCTGTGGTGATCACTCTGGTCGCCCGAGGCGTAGAGGGTAATGCCCGGGGGCGAACGCCGATAAGTACGGGATGTAGCGTGGCGAAGGTTTGGACCGGATCTTTGGACGATGGAGGGAAGAGAAACCACTCCCCATGGTGGCGCCTCTTCTTCCAGTGTCTGTGGAATGCCAATTCCAGCTGCCTGTCGCCCGTCCGCACCCATTCCAACGTCAATGGGATCGGGCTCATCGTTCGTAGGGACGACAGTCGCTTGGCAAGGTTCGTCGTGAAGCCAATCTTCATTAACTCGCCGCCGCGTACTAGGTAAACACAGCTCGCTCCTGGCGGGAACTTGACAAGCCACTCCAGTTCTGTTGACGTCGTACACACGTGCTCAACGCCCCCTAGGCCAATCCGGGATGGAGCAGTCGGGAACTCCAAATCGGATCCGAGATATTCAGACCTAGGACACCTACGCACAACTGTTTAGTGACCGCCTTAGTGCGCCGTGATGGATTCGAACCACCGTGTCTTTCGAGTCTGGTCTACAGCCAGATGCCTTCGTCCACTCAGCCAACGACGCATGCGGGAGGGATGGCGCCCTCCCAGTTGCCCTGTGCTTTTCTCTGCACAGCATCGCCTCATCCTTGTGGGCCGTGAGACTGGCCCCATCACCCACGTAAGCCGGGTGTCAATCCTCCGAACGAGGAACCACTTAGTCAAGCGCCGGTGCTAGGAATCGAACCCAGTCGACGGCGGTTTTGGAGACCGCCCGGCTACCTCAGCCTCACCGACAAGTATGAAATTGTGAAACGCGAGGGAACGGACCTACTGGTCCTCCTAAAGCTTGGTGTCCGCTCCCTAGATGAAGGGGGACTACCAGCTCAAGGTGGCCTGGGGATTCAGGATCCCTTTGGCCTGGACCTCGCGCGGGCAGGTGCCCACGAAGAGATCCTTATGCGAAGACGCGCCGAGGTACAGGGGTTGGCCCTGCGTCCTCTCTTCGGCGGCTGTCCTACGCATGTCACTCACTATACGGGTATATCGGCTTGCTGTGCAAGTTTTTTAGTTTTTAGACCTCGTCGAGAAACGCGAGGAGCTCAACGAGCTGCCGTACGCCCCGGTTAACGGACTCAGCACGCCGATCCCGCTTCTTCTGCGCCTTCCCCGACTCCTTCATCCGCTGCCGGAGCTCATAGGTGTAGACCCGGTTCGCCTCTGTGCAGGATCCGCACCGACACCCGCGGATGTAGCGCGCCCTCGTGCCGCAGGGGGATGTGGACTTCGGCATCGGCATCGTGAGCAAGTTTACCCGTTTCCCAAGTATTTCGGGTAGACTGGGGCACATGATCTCAGAGGACGAACTCCGGGAGAAGATGGCGACGCTGGAGTCTACGCTTCGTGCTGCCGGGCTGTACGTCGACCGCTTCCAGGTAATCATGCCGGGAGATGCGGAGGACGTCGACCCCACGCAGCACGCGGCCCAGACGCCGGGGAACGCAGTAGTAGTGGTCGAGTGCTACGTCGGCGACGTAGCCTTCTCCAAGAAGATCCAGGAACCGGAGCAGGCTGACTACGATGCCGAGTTCCGACAGATGACAAGAGGACTCCTCAGCGACACCTTCGAAGAGGAGAGGCGACGGATGCTAGACGCGCTCAAGCCCGACCCGGAAGAAGACAAGTGAACTTCACGACAAAGGTCTTCACTGAGGCTGACCGCACCACGTACCCAGGCCCTCAGCGGAAGTGCCGGGTCTGCTCGAAGGCCGTCAAGAAAGGGCAGTCTGTCGCCCAGCTCCGCGTCCGGGACCAGAGCTATGTGGTGCCGTATCCTTTACGGGTTCTGTGGTTTCACGTGTCGTGCCTCAGACTCGTCCTTGAGGACGTCCCTGAGTCAGACATTAGCGTTGAGTTCGAAGCCATGCGCAACGAACTGGCCAGCGCCGCTAACTTGACATAGACGGGTAGCTACCCGTATAGTGGGTATGTGAACCGCTCCAAGCAAAAGGGCACCGCAGGCGAGACGGCGATCGTCGCCTACCTCAATGCCCACGGCTACCCAGGAGCGGAGCGACGAACACTTCAGGGGGCCTTCGACAAGGGGGACATCGCCGGCATCCCCGGCGTTGTTGTCGAGGCCAAGAAGTGCAACCGAATGGAACTCGGTCAGTGGGTTGATGAGGCGGAAGTCGAGGCGGCTAACGCAGGCGTACCTGTGGGCGTGGTGTGGCATTGGCGACGAGGCAAGTCTTCGGCGGGCGAATGGTACGTGACCATGTCCGGTCACACATTTCTGGAGCTTATAGCGTGACGACTACCAGTCCTGACTCGCTATCGGCGCGCAAGGATGCTTACTGGCGGGCGGAAGCTGTCGACATGCTCGACAAAGCAGGCATTCACGACCCATCGGACGAGGTGGTCCAGGCGACGATCAAGCTGTTCCAAATGCTCCAATGGAGGACTGGATTTGTCTGGCCTTGAACTGATCGCAGAAGAGTGTGAACGTGTCCGGACCGTAGAAGGTCACGACACCTTCCATGATGATCGACACACGAAGGGCGAGCTAGCTCAAGCCGCCGCCGCCTACGCCTTGACGCCGTTCCTGCGGGAGGAGATTCCTGTCCGTGAGGGAGGCCTGGGTGAAGGTTGGGAGAGCTGTTCCGTGTCCTCCGCAGAAGCCTACGTACCGCTGCACTGGCCTTGGTCGCCCTTCGATTGGAAGCCTTCTCACGACCGCAAGCGGGAGCTCGTCAAGGCGGGCCAGCTGATCGTGGCTGAACTAGATCGACTCGAGCGCCTCGCTCAAAGGCGGGCTTGATGGAATCCGATCTGGCCTTCGGTGAGCCGTTGCAGAACGTTGTCAACAAGATGCGATCGATCGCTTCCTACATTGACACGGTCGAGACGATGATGAAGAACGTCTGGGCGGCCTCATCGGATCCCGACAAGGTCTCGATGGTGGAGTTTCTAGACAGCCACGCGATGCAGGACGATCTCAGGGCCTGGGCGACGCTCCTCCAGGAGCGCCTCGACGACCTCGGTGCCTAGCCCCCACTCTGACTGGCCGGACTCAGACCGTACGGTCATCGGCGACGGTATCAACTTTCCCCATGCGGACACGCGGGTGCTCCACGAGCCAGGTGCGTGCCCATTTTGCGATCGGTTCCCTGACTATCAGGTGTTACGCCTCGAGTGGGGCATAGCTTTCACCGGAAAGCTGCCCACAGGCAACCAAGTTCCCTGCCCATACGACGACAAGCGTCGAGCGGCCGAACATCGGTGGATAATCGACGGTCACCGGAGTCTGCTCAAGACTCTGGACGAACTGGGCGATGATGGCTCCTCCCTGTAGGCGTGTTCACTGTGCCCTTGATGCGGCTGGAAGGTGCATCCTTTGCGGCGACGAGTGGGTGGCTGTCTCAGAGGAGGACGTCCCCGACTGGCTACGTGGACATCTCAAGTTCGAGGACAACGTGTGGAAGAAACTCGGAGTAAACGGTGAGCTCTACAGATACTACGACTGACGGCTGGCTGGACGAGGATCCAGGGCCGGCGAAGACGGTCGTCGAACGCACCGTCTCGCCAGAAGACCGCCCGCTCCTCCGCACCCTGACCTACATAGTTCAGGAAGCTCGTCGTTGCGCTGACAATGGGATGGACGACAGATATGTCGAGCTTGGGCGGCTAGCGCAGAGAGCACTCCTGTGGCACAAGGCTGATCTTGCTGGAGACATCGAGCTCGCACAGGAGTGGCTTAACCAGCTACCCACAGCCCTGAAGGGACAGTAATGGACGGCCTGGACTTTTCTCCCACTCCCGACGCTCAGCCCGGAGAGCTCATATATCTAGAAGAGAACGACCTTTGGAGCCGGTTCGCCTTTGCCTTCGACGAGGTTGAATCTATTCTTGAAGAGCTCCTTGATGCTGCCGGTGCAGAATTAGACTGCGACGGGTGCTTCATGAATTTTTGCGGCGCATTTGTCGGCGCCGCGTTTACTGGAGCAGGGCTCGTTAGTCTCGATATGGATAGCGCAATTGTGGCGGCCGTAAGGAATGATTTCCTCGCCCATGTCGCGGCAATCGGCACTCACACCGACTAGACGTTCTGTTCCAAAGCCAGGAACGGTTTAAGTAATAGACCAAACGCACCCGATCCCTTTATTAGATTGTTATTGAAGGGACGGGTATTGGCAGAACCAACGGATGAAGAAGTCAACGAGAATGGCATCGCCGTCGTTCTCCCCTCAGGGGTATCGTTTGTCGTCTTGACCGAGGCCGAGTCGGCGTATGTGGCTAAGCGCGTCTCGCAGTACACCGATGAGTTCCGGTGGACGAACGTCTCAGACTTCCAAGATGTTGACCGCATAATCATTCTCGAACTGCTGGTTTATCGCTACGGGATCTTCGTCTCCAAGATGAAGGACTACTTCGGCGATACGGTCGACGAGATAGCGCTGCGCAAAACGATCCACGATTACAGCGGTGAGATTCGACAGCTCAAGAAGTCCCTCGCCATGGACAGGGTCGCTCGGGACAAGAGCCTCGACGAGGACACCGTTGCTTCGTACCTAGAAAAGCTTCGCATCCGGGCCAAGGAGTTCGGGATCAACCGAGACAACATGACGGCGAAGGCGGTCGAACTGGGACAGCAGGTCATTGCTTTGTGGCAGCTTCACGTGAATTGCACCCCGGACGAGCGCCTAGAGATGCAATGCACCGCAGAGGACCTTGTCAAGTGGCTCGGAGACGTCTTCAAGCCGGAGTTCGAAGCTGTAGACAAGCACTTCCGCGAGACCAACCAAAAAATATGGATTGCGGACATGTGATGGGCGATCTCGTCGGACGCCATAACACGGTTGAGTTAGATATCTTTCGCCGGGCCAACGTAATCCCGAAGGGCGGCAAGAAGCTGCCCTGGGACAAACGCGTGTCGCTGATCCGAGATCACTTTCCGTCCATCGAGACGCTTGAGTGGAAGGCGGAGTTCGACAAGGACTTTGGCCTTTTCGCCTGGATCATGAACGACATCCTCAAGGTCGACGCGGCAGAGCCCAGTCGCTCTGGGCCCAAACCGGCCGTCGATGTTCGCACGGGAGCCGCTCGACTGCGCCAGCTAATGGGCAACGACTACGCCGAGCTGCCCTTCGCCGACGCCTTCAGCGCCCTAGCCGGCAAGCGTTCCCTCAACCATCTCGCTCGTGTAACCGGCATCTCTCGTAGCCAGGTGAGGCGTCTCCTTCGTGGCGACGTCGAGCCGAGTCGAGCCGACATGGAGATGATCGCAGCCGGCTTCAAGAAGGAACCTGGGTACTTCCTCGAGTATCGCATGGGACTCCTGCTGGCCATCGTCGCGCAGAAGCTGATCGACTCACCTGAGATCTCGGTCAAGCCTTATCGGCGCCTCGTCGGACTCGCGGCGTAGCCATGGCGGCGCTGGCCGAGCTCAGCGAGGAAGAATGCTACCTCTGGGCAATTATCCAAGACGAGTCCGGTATCGACCTGGGCGAGTTCACCTGGACCGATCCTGAGAACGACGACAACATCTGGCGGGCTTGGCCGTTCCAGTGGAGCTGGTATCGATGTGATGACCCGAAGCAGATCGATCAGTGTGCTCGAGCTGTCGGCAAAACGGGTGGTATCGAGCTTCGCATGTTCTCTCACGTCCTGCGCAACCCAGGTCAGGAGGCGGCGATCCTCGCGCCGGAGCTCATCCACCTCGAGCAGGTAACGCAGAAGATCGAGATGCGCATCGATGCCGTCCGCCTCACCCGAGAGATGAAGCGGAAAGACCCCACGCACCGCCCCTTCTCGGCCCTGTTCCTCAACTCGGCGCGCCTCGTCGGTCGCATCCCAGGCCCACGTGCCGCCGGCTGTAAGGGCCTCCACCCCCTCATCCTGGAGCTCGACGAGGGTCAGGACTTCATCGAGGCCGGATGGAAGGAACTCGTTGAGACGGTCAAGCGCGGGAGCGAAGGTGCCGTCTGGCGCGCCCATGGAGTTACCAAGGGCATGGGTAGGGACAGCTTCTACCGAAACTCCCATCACGGCGAGGACGACCCGCCGCTTCGCTACATAAGTCACAAGGACGAGAATAAGTGGACCGTTCATCGCATCCCTGCCATGGCCAAGCCCAACTGGTCAGATGCGGAACGACAGGAAAAGATTCACGAGTATGGGTCCAAGGACGATCCCGACTATCGCCGCAACGTCTTGGGCAGCCACGGTGACGCACAATCCCCGATCTTCAACCTCATCCGGCTCATGCGTTGCGTTGATGACGACCCGGGGAGCGAGTTCAACGTCGACGATTATTGGCACAGAGAAATCAAGGACACGGAGCTAGAGCGACTCGGCGGAGAGATCATCACTCTCGTGGACCCCCCATCGACTCACTTCAAATACAAGTCGCGTCCGCTATGGGTCGGCATGGACGTTGGTCTGGTTATAGATCCGAGCGAGATACTTATCTTCGCCGAGGTCCCCATCACCGCCGCGGACAGGGCAGAGGCTAAGGCCAGGAGCAAGAAGGTCCCCGAGAACGGAAACCGGCTCAAGCTCATCGGGCGTGTGACCCTCAAGCGGATCGCAAACCCAGATCAGGTAGAGCTGATCCTGCACCTTATTGACTTCTACAAGCCCAAAGCCTTCGCGATGGACGCCACAGGCATCGGATTGCCGATGTTTCAGGACATCCAGAAGATCGCCTCCAAGGAGCTGGCGGCCTCGGAAGTGTCCGTGGAAGCGGCCCAGCGGTTCCTCAGGGTTCTGAAGCCCTATGGTTTCTCCCAAAAGATCGTGGTCGAGTTCGATGAGTCGATCGAACTCCCGGAGAACATCACCATGGAAGAACGAATCAAGGAATCCGGTATTCGTCAGAACGTCTTAGAGGTGTCGACAGATATCCTCCGGACCTACGTCGACGAAGGGCGCCTCTGGCTGCCGATGGATATCGAGCTCGTCGACGAGATGCGCGGCCAGACGTATTCCAACAACAAGATTGGCATGGACCAGTACGGCCGCAGACGCGTCTTCTCCAATGGCCACTTCCACGCCCTCGACGCGATGAGAATGGCTGCCTTGGGCCATAGACAATTCGCGATTGAAGAACTCATGCGGACCAAGCCTGCCGAGACCGGGCCTGTTCTGGATTCCTTCATGTCAGCCTGGTAGCGAACTTCGATTAACTCCTAGGAAGTGTCGATAACTCCTTTGTGAGTTTGGCTTCCGAAGTTGATGCCCTTCTGGGCAGTTCCGAACCCCGGGCAACGCGCAGCGACCCCCTTGCCGCCCTGCGCAACGAGGTTGCCGAATACGTCGGGGCTCTGAAGCAGTTGCGCCATCTAGACCCCGACGACGTAATGGCGTGGCTCTCCTCAACCTCGGCTCGGGTATTCGAGATGATCCTCTACACCCAGCAGTCAGACGCGCGCTCCTTCACGAAGTTTCGGATCGAGGTCCTGATCGAGTTTCGAGAGGAACTGCGGTTCCAGTACCAGATTGCTAGCCGCCGGCTTAGCAGCATGAAGTTTGAGTGGGACGTGGCAGGAGGACAGGCGACATGAGCCAGATCTACTTCGATCCTTCTCTCACCGAGGTCATAAATCAGACTGGGCTGCCTACGATGCAGGTCCTCGAGGAGGCAGCGAGGCAAGATCCGCTCTTCGATGGCGTGATTGACATGATGGTCAACAAGCCCCTCATGGACGCCATGGTCACCTGGACCAGCGGGACTAGGGGAAGTGGCAATGCGCGTGCGGGGAGCATCTTCGACCGCGACCGGTTCGTGGTACCCCAGAATCCGTTCGATCAGATGCGCGTCGCCTACGAGGCCGCCGACGACGATGTCGTGGCCTCGTTCCTCGACTCCTCCGAGGCGCTGGCCTTCTCCAACATCCGTGTTGAGTGTGAGGATGAAGACGAGCAGGACGTTTGGGACCAGATCTGCGACGACATCGATCTAGACAACCGCATGCGGGAGATCTGGCGGGAGTTGAACATCGTCTCCCAGTGCTACGTGGCGACCTGGTTCGGCAAGAAGGATTACCAGGTTCGCGGGAAGTCCGAGGCTGGCGTCAGGCGCAAGAAGCGCTTTGGGGGCCTCACCGTGCCCCTGGGCATCACCGTGTTGGACCCGCTGAAGGTGATCCCGGTGGGGAACTTCCTCTTCGGCCAGGAGACCCTCACCTACTACGCCGACCCCACAGAGCGAGACGTCATCGACTCGTGGCTCCTTGGAGACGACGACTCCGGGGCTGACCCCATCATCCAGCGGCTCATCATGGCCAAATACGAGCCCGACTTCCGAGATCGCAAAGAAATCGGGAACCTGGGCGTCGACCCCAACCGTCTGTACGTACTGAATCCCAAGTACGTCTGGCGGCACACGACCACTCGGCCTGGATACAACCGTTTCGCTCCCATCCGGATGAAGTCGGTTTTCGAGCTACTCGACCTCAAGCAGCAGCTCAAGGCCATGGACAGAGCCACCCTCATCGGCGCAACGTCGTTCATCGTCTTGATTCGGAAGGGAACTGACAAGGAGCCGGCCAAGCAGTTCGAAATTGACGCTCTCCAGACTCAAGTCCGGACGATCTCCAAGGTGCCCGTCATCGTCGGCGACCATCGCCTGTCCATCGAGATCATCACGCCCAAGACGGACAAGACCCTTGACGGCGAGCGGTATGCGAACCTCGATCTACGAATCTCTGGACGCCTCTACGGAATGTTCATCACAACTCACGCCGGCCGAGATGACTCCCTGAAGCTCGCACGGGTGGTCGCTCGCGGCCTCGAGTCACGTCGCTTCATGCAGAAGCGGGCGTTCATGAAGAACATCTTCACCCCGACCTTCGAGATCAACGACGGTCTGCAGAGCTCGCCGGAGATGGTCTTCCATCCCAAGCGCATCTCCCTCGACTTCGATCCGTCCCTGTCGACCTTCCTCCTGGACCTGCGCGACCGGGGAGACCTCTCACGGGCATCTGTTCTGTCCGAGGTCGACTACGACGAGATCTCGGAAGCGCAGAAGCGCAAGATCGAGATCGAGAAGTTCGACAAGTACTTCCAGCCGCCTGACCCCTTGGCGAACAACGGCATCCCTGGTCAGGGTGGCCAACCAAAGGCTGGCGCTCCGAACTCACCCAAGCGGGCTGGCAAGGCTCAAGGCGGCAACCATGGGCGTGGGGGCAATGGAAACATAGGTCGTGGCGCAGGAGAGGCACCGCGAGCTGGCTCCAGGGCAGCTGCTCCCAAAATAAAGAGTGAACCGAAGCTGACCCACAACGGCGGCCCCGCCGAGAGCGATTGAGGCAGTCCAGCATCTACGCCTTGGTCGATCCCCGCACCGACCGGATTCGCTACGTAGGCAAGTCGATCGACCCAGTGCGGCCTGTGGGCGCGAAGGCCCGCGAAGCGCTCAAGCTGGGGCACACTCCGGAGGTCCGGGCGAAAGCCGCCGACGCCAGGAGGGGTATACCGAGGTCACCTGAAACTAGAGACAAGATTGCTCAAGCCCTCATGGGTCATTCTGTGAGTGCCGAGAGTCGAGCCAGAATGTCTGCCGCCAGCCGAGGCAGATCGCGTGGACCAATGCCAAAGCACGTCCGCGACAAGATCTCCCAAACGAAACGGCTCCGGGCAAACTCTAACTCGACAACCTGAATGCCGATATCGAATGCGTGAGCATTGATGTAGAGGGCCGCTTTAGCTTTCATACTGCATGCCAGGCGCAAATCGTTCCGACCGATCGTGAACTCGCCTGGGCGGAGCCCTTCGTTCGTCATGCCCCAGATGTCAAATGGGTCTTAGGCAATTTCTTGCAGTCGTCAACAGCGGAGGTTGCAAGGTACAACAGCAACGGTCATTCGTGGTTGCTCGATGACTTGCAGGAAGCTATTCCAAATATTGCTAACCGGCCTATGAATCTTCTCCATATGCCAAACCGTCGTGTTGGCGCATTCGCTGCAGCGGAGCTCGTATGGCCGAATGGCGAGAGCGCCGAGGCCGCCGAGCCACCCATCGTTGAGGCTCTAGCTGCCTATTGGCTGTACTACGAGCCTGAGCTCTGGCCTTCCCTCGAGATGGCGCACAAGGAGGGGACCCTCTTCTTCAGCATGGAGTGCGTCCCCAAGACCCTTACCTGCCGCGGCAAAGGTGATTTCGAAGGCTGTGGCAAGTCTTACGAGTACGCCGGACGCCAGTCGCCTACCTACTGCTCTCACCTCAATGAGGTGGCCTCTCGCAAGGTGTTGCACAAGCCAGTCTTCACCGGCGGGGCCCTTATCACCCCCGGCACGAAGCCTGGTTGGAAGAACGCCCACATAAAGGAACTGTCCAAGCTGGTTGAACAGGACCTTGAACAAGCCGACTTTATATACCGAGAAATCGCTACCGAATCGCCGCATCTCACCTCGACGCAGGTCGAGAACGTGATGCTGTGGCTCTTGGCGAGTTAGCTAAAGGAGTTCCGAGGTGACTAGCGCCTTCAAGACGCCCGAAGAGTGGCAGCTGGCCATGGAGTTCGTTCTGGCCCTCCAGACCGAGATCCCGGCCGACGGCGGCTTTGCCACGCGCGTTGGCAAGCCTGAGCCCACGAGCAACAAGACGATGAACGAGATTCCCAACAACCACCCTGTTGGCACTCGTTCGCCCGTGCTGCCTACCGATCCACAGAAGTTCGACACGGACAACAGCTCCAAGATTCGTGACGAGATTCCTGCCGATGGCGGATTCACTGAGAAGGTTGGCAAGCCCGAACCCAAGAACACCAACCTTAACGAGATCCCCAACAACCATCCTTCCGGCACAAAGGCGCCTCGGACACCTCTCGACTGGGCTCGTGCGGCGGCGGCTCTCAACTACGGGACGGACACCTCTAGCGGTTGGAAGGTTGGGGATCCTCTGCCGGCCCCGGGGAAGGTTGACTGGCTAAACAGCTTCCCCCCCGGCGCATCCTTGGGTAACGGCCCTGATGGGAACATGGCGCCCAAGTACAACAAGACCGACACGTTGAACCGCGCTCCTCGCTCCACGATCGCGTCCAACGAGGATCTCAGTGGTGATGATGCCCAGCTCCCCGACGGCAGCTTCATGATTACCAACGAGAACGATCTGGTAGGTGCCATCTCCAAGGTGGAGAACGCCGAGCAGATGAACCCGCATCGCGGGGAGCGGCCGTGGTACATGGAGATCAAGCGCCATATCGCCAAGCGGGCCGCTCATCTGGATCGTACTGACCTGGTCCCCAAGAGCTGGCAGCTGTCGGTGGCGAAGCTCATCGAGGACGAGTGGGCCAAGGACTACAACGACGAGCAGCGCGCCCAGCTCGCGAAGGAGGGTAAGGCCCTTCCCGACAAGTCCTACCCCATCGACGACGTCGAAGACCTCAAGAACGCCATCATCCTCGCCCGCTCCGGGCATGGGAACGTTTCCGCCGCGAAGTCACTAATCAAGCGGCGGGCGAAGGAACTCCAGGCTGAAGGCATGGTCCCCAAGGGTTTCTAGCAGAGAGGCGGCCGTCCGCCATGGACTGCCTCGATACCTACCCGAACGAGTGGGTTTATCTCTGGCAGGGCAACGTCCTTGCTACAGCTGGCTCCGTAGATGAACTCATGGTTAGGACGGCCCTGTTCTGGTCGTCCAACACCATGGTGGCCGCCATGTTGCCTGAGGTTGGATCGAGCAAGGACATTACGTCCGGATTTGTTCGGCCACCGCATTCGCCCGTGATTCTCCCCAGCGCCCTCAGCCACCTCCGCTATTGGAACTCTCACTGGTTGGCCTTTTTCGACACATATCTCTTGGGCTGGAGTGCGAACTACCGGGAGCTCATGTGCGAATTGGACTTCATGGGCGTCGACTTCAACGCGCTGACGATCGGATATGTTCGACCGTCGTCGATTCGTAGCCATGCACTTTGACGACGATCTCGCGGGCTGCTGGGTGGGCACCGACGGCCCGTTCAGGGTCCTTCTCGTGTCAGAAGAGTGTAAGGACTGGTGGCGTGAACGTCCCACCGACGTTCAATGCGGCTATGTCCGGTCATCTCTTATTCACCTGACTATAGCTAAAAGTCCGCTTGATAGCGCGTCGGGGTGGTGGCTGGCCTACTCCCCTTCGTCAGGAATTGTGTCCTTATCGAAATGTCGTCGGTGCCTGGAAAGTCAGGTCGACATCGGCGCTTTCTATTCAGCGGATATCGAGATCGGGTTTGTGCGACCGCGCTCATTTGATATTGTT